CTTCAAGTTGTCCTAAGTCGTGCTTAATAGCAGCGTACTTCTTTTGAGATTCTTGTAATTTCTCTAATTGTTCTTTTGTAATTTTTGACATAATATTAATTTTAAATAAATATACTAATTTTCTAATGCTTCTATTCTTGCTTTTAAATCATTTATTATCTCTTGTTGCTCTTGCATAGCTTTAATAAGCATAGGTACAAAAACAGAATACTTAACTGCTTTTGTCGTTGTGCCTAAATCTACTTCTTTGTTTACTGTTTCTGGTATATCTGTTTCCCTTGTTTCATATACTGCATCTTGAGCTTCTACTGCTTCTTGTTGATATTCAGGTATTCTGTCAAGTAATTCTTGTTTTGTATCTGCACTTTGCCACTCTATCTCATTGTCATCTAACCAAGTTTGAATTTCAACTTTTGTATTATCCATTGTTGGTTTATCTTGCCACTCTATCGCTTCTTGACCTTCAACTGCTTCACTTATTAAAACTTCTTCTGTTTGGTAAATTATATTACCTTCTTCATCTGTTTTATTAATATCTTGTCTTTCTGTATCAGGTGTTTCGTAAACTAATGCAGGAAACACTTCTTCTAACTCTTGAGCTACAACTCCTATTTGTTTTAATTCTTCGCCTATTAAATTATAATTACGAATTTTTACTTGCATTAAGTCATTCAATTTAGGTGTAGCATCTGTTATATTTTCTTTTAATTTTATGTCAGATAATGCTGTATAAGAGTTGTTTGTGTTTGCAACATTACCATTTGAAAATATTTTAATTCTTTCAGTACTTCCTCCTTGTCCTAAAAAGAATCTTGAAGTAGTGTTATTATGGTCAGTTCCGTTAATAACATTTAATCCGTATGCGTTACTTGTAGTGTCGTTAAAAAGTACTAAAGTTGGCTCATTTGATTCATTAGCTTCTAAACTATGAAAAGTATTAGTAGGATATTCATATCCAGTTGTATTTCTTCCTCTTGCTTTTATATATCCTGTATCTATAATACGCATTCTTTCTGTATTTGTGCCTGAAGAAAAAGTCATATAAGCACTACCTTCTGTATTTGCAGCTATTGCACTTATTGATGCTTTAACACCTTCATTTCCTGTGTCGCTTGAATAAAATTCAATACCACCTATAGTTTCATCTATAGCAGCAGTTGTGTCATAGCTTGTTAATCTAATTTGATTTTCTCTAATTCCTGATATTTCAAGTAAAGCATTAGGCGAATCAGTTCCAATTCCTACAGCACCATTTATGATACTCATTGTTTCGCCAGTAGCAGAACCAGCTTGAAAAGCTAATCTATCTCCATTATGTACATATTCAATTCTACCTATATTTGTTCCATTATCTTGGAATCTTATTAAACCACTTCTATTTGCAGCAGCACTATTAAAATATAATGTTGGGTCACCACCAGTAACAGTTTCTATCATTAATCCTGCATCACCTGAACTTGGTTTTTTAATATGTAATAAATGACTAGGGCTTGTTTCTCCAATTCCTACGTTTCCAGAACTGTCTATACGCAAATCAGTTTCCCTGCCATTAGTACCGAAAGTTAAATAACCATTTTCTTGATTTTTAATAATAGCATTTAAATTTTCCATTTGAAACTTTAAACCATCTCCACTTGCACTACCTGTAGTAGAATTAGTTAAAGCAAATCTTGAATAAGCAGCACTTGGATTATGTATTTGTAATCTATGGTCAGCAGGAATAGTAGTTGCACCTATGCCCACTCCTCCTGAACTATCAATACGCATCTTCTCTGAGCCTGTACCTAAATCTCCTGCACCACTTGTATAAATAGAAACAAATCCTCTTGAAGAAACTCGCATCTCAGACGAAGAATCTCCACCGTTTCTTATTTCAAAAAAGTCAGAGCCGTTATCTCCTAAAATACCTCCTGTTGGAATATATAAAGCAGCATTAGCAGAAGAGGTAATTCCTGTTATTCTTGCTCCTTCAGAAGAATTTATATGCAATGCAGAAAGAGGCGAATCAGTTCCAATTCCTAACCTATCATTTGCACTATCCCAATATAAATTGTTTTCTCCGCTTATAGTATCTGTATCTGTCCAAAATGCTACTTGTCCTGCTGCACCTGAACCATCAACTGCACCATCTCCTATAGGTATTTCTATAACATCTCCTGAACTATCTACTGCTAATCTATATGTAGCCGTACCTGTGAAACTACCAGAACCATATTCTCCTAGATTTAATTGACCTCCTCCTTCAAGTGTTAGATAATCTGCTGCTAAACTTTCACTATGTATTTTAAAATTGTTTGCTCCGTCCCCTACTTCTATTCTCCAGTTACCCCAAGTATTAATCCATTTAATATCGTTTTGCCCAGAGCTTCCTCCGTGCATAGTAAAATCACCTTCATATAAATATAGAGAATTTGAGTTTGCAGTTCCTGTAATAGTTACACCTACGTTTGTTGTTTCAAACTTTTTAGAGTTGTCGTAGTATAATTCAATTGCTCCGTTTTCGTAAAAATGAGCAATAGTTTCTGTTCCTGCTGCATTTTGCATTACAGTATCAGCACTTCGCAATATTATAGAACCTAACGAATTATCATTTATTATACGAGTATCATAAGTGCTATGATTAATTACAGTACTTGTGCTTCCTGAACCTGCAAAGGTTATGCTATCTCCTGAACTAACTGCTATGTCCGTTCCTCCTGTAGTGTTTCCGTTAGCAAGTATTTCAGCTAAAGTATCTTGACCTCCTATTGCTGAATCTACATAAGCAGTTGTAGCCACTTTAGTAGAATTATCCCCTTGTGTTTGTGTAGTAGCCGTAGTCGTTGAACTTATCGTTCCGTCTAATTGACCAGAGAAAGTAGTAGAAGAAACAGAAGTTAATCCTGTTATTGTAGTAGCTAAATCTATAGTAATTGTTTCATCAAAACTTTGATTTAATGTAAAAGCTCCTCCTGTATCTAAATTACTTCCTGCATTTATAGTTATTGTATTGTTATTTACAGTTGGATAAGTTGGAGTAGGTACTGTAACTGTTTTAAGATTAATAGCTGTAATATGCCCTTCTGTTGAAGAAGTAACGCTATCTACTGCTGTAAATGTGCCACCGAAAGCAGGAGAAGCTGAAGAAGTTGTGTCAGTTCTTGAAACGCTATTATGGTCAATATCTAAATTTTGATTTAATGCAGTTGTTGTTATTAAAGTACCACCTGTTATGCTTAATGTTTGACTATCTAAATCTACTGCACCTGTTCCTGAATCGCCACTAAAATCTAAATCTTGTGCAGTTATTTGTGAATCTACATATCCTTTTGAAGCAGCATCTGTATTGGCACTTGGTGTTTCTGGTATTGTAACTTGTCCTGTAAAACTACCTGTTCCTGTAACTGCAATGCCTGTAGATGACATTACAAGAACATCTGTGCCTTGATATTGTAAATTAATATTTGTATTAGCAGTTATATCTAATTCTCCGTTAATAGCATTAATCTGTGCATTAGTACCTGCTGTATATAATCTTAAATCAAAGTCATCGCTAAATGGGCTTTTTAAATCTATGTATGCTCCACTAGAACCTCCTATTTCAATTCTACCAAAACCACTAGAGTTTTCTACTTCTATATCTCCATCTACTGTAACTGTATCAGTAAAATCTCCTGTTGTTGCTTCTAATCCTCCTATTATTAAATCTGCTCTAGTATATCCTGTTCCACTTGTGTTTACTGTTGTAGTTGGTTGTTCCTGTAGGTTTCTAAATAGTTTAAATTTACTATCTCCTGTATCTCTAAATAAACCTGCATATAAAGTCGTTCCACTTGGAGCGTATTTACCGTAAAATCCTATATCTAATGCGTCTGTACTTGTATTGTCTTTTGCTAATTCTATTAATGGGTCAGTAACAGTTAAAGTTTCACTTGATACAGTCGTTACTGTACCGTCTACTGTTAGGTCTCCTGTAACTGTTAAATTTCCGCCTACTTTTGCGTTACTATAAACGTGTAAATCATAAGTAGCTTCTGGCGTTACGCCTATACCGATTTGAGTAGTAGAAATATATAAAGGAGTTCCATTACCTAAACCGTCTGTAATTTGTTTCGCTGAACTTCCTATTGCATCGTTATCCGTTGCTTTTAGAAGTGCGTCGTATGTATTTTTTATCTTGGTGCTTGTTAATGTCGCCATTCGTCTTTTTTAAATACGTTAATAATCTTTTAATATTTAGTTTCTTCGGCTTATATCTCATAATACCCATCCATTAAATAAAGAATCTCTATCTGGACTTATGTCATCGTTTGTATTGCTTGTATATTCAGGAAAACTTGACTGATTAAATGCCATATAATCAATAAATCTTCTTGTATAATATTCTGCAAATTCTCTTTCTTTATTCACTAAATAATCTACTTCACTTTTTGCTACCGTTTCTGCTGTCTCGCTACTGTGCTTAAATATGCCTCCATTCTTAATTTGATATGCTGCAAATGGCAAATAATCTACCATAGCATAATGTATAAGCATTGGTTGTATATAAGAGTTTACAAGCGTTAAATAATCGCCTGTTAAAGTATCTGCTATAATATCTGCGCTGATTTTGTTATATAAATCCGTTCCTAGATAGTTTCTTATATGTATTTCCTGCGCTATTTTGATATATTGAATGAATTTGTTTATATCAATGTTTCCGTCTATTATAGAGTTTCTTTTAAGCGTAACTGGTTTTATAAATAATGCTGTTGCCATATCTTTTATCTGTAATTAGGGTGGTGTCCGTTATTAGGCATATCTTTAGGCGCAACCTTTGCTTCTTTATGTCCTGCGGGTGTAGGTTGATACGATTTAGGTATGCTGTTTACTTCATCGTAATTTTGAATTACCTTCTTCATTGTTTTAGATTTTAACCTATACAATACCGCACTCCAATAATGACCGCAGTTTACACCGCCTTTGTATTTAAACAAGTCATAAGATTTGCCTTTATGTCCAAATGATTTATTAACTCCTGCTCTTGACGCTTTGTCAATATCTTCTATTCTATATACTATATTTCGTCCACTTCTTGACATCATAATTCTACAGAACTGTCTTGATTTACCAGAAGAATATTTTTCATTATATCTATATCTAACTTTATATAACGACTTGTCTAAATAACTAAATCCTGACTTTTTAGAATCTATACTTTTCTTTTCTAAATTCTCTTGTTTAGATTCAATTAATCTAGCTGCCCATTCTTCATCGCTTTCAGCATCTTCTTTATATTCTCTTTCGTCTACAACTTCCCATCTATTAGAGATTTTTTCGCCTCTTAATTCGTCAAGTATAATATCAAATTCTTCGTCAGATAAATCTTCACTTAACTTTACGCCTGTTTCTTCTTCTCTTGTTTCTTGGTCTGCTACATTGTCAAGGTCTGTAAATTCAAGCGGTTGAAGCGTTTTAAAGTATAAATTAAGCGAGATATTATTAAAAGCTAGTATTCTATCAAACGCATCAATTAAAAGCGTCTGAAACGGTCTTATTACCGTATTGTCCATTAATAAAGTAGCTGTCTTTAATTCATCTGCATTGTTTCCTAATCCTGACTGGTCTTTAATACCTAAAAGCATTGGAGAAACAACTCTATGAGCTACCATAATCTTTTTTGTACTTTCTTCACTTAAGAATTGATATTGTTGATGCGCATCAGATAATTGTACAGGTTCTATACTTGCTGCACTTTCAGCATTGTCATTAAAAGCTAATATGAACTTACCCGCATTACTTGACCCGCTAAACTTTTGGTATATTCTTTGCTCAATAAGTTGTCTTTCCTCCGCATTTGGCGTACCATTGTTAAAGTTAATTAACATAGAAGGCGACATACCATTCATTATATTGTTTAAGTGGAAATTAGATATTTCTTCTTCTAGTTCCGCATATTGTAAACCTCCTTGATAATCTACAGGAGAATAATAGTAAAATCCTGCTTTATAAGGTTTTACATATAATATCTCTATACTTTCTTTACTACTACCAAAAGCAGGTATTCTTAAAGGTTTATCATTTGGTTTGTATTTAGACCAATCTTTAAAATAATAATAGGCATCTATTTCTCCTTTTTCATTTGCCTTTTCAGCTCTTAATGTTTCAACAGGCATATGTTCTACTTGTGCAATCTTATTTCTGTCTTTAGAATAAATGACTTGTATAGCACACCCTCCCATTAACTTTAAGTCATAGCAAAGTTTTCTTACGCAGTCATTATCAAAAAGTGAAATCATTTGTGCATACTGGTCAGGTTTTCTACTTGAATCAGTAGCATCTAAACCTTTTCCAAATATCATTGCAGATATACCGTTTATAACTGCATTGTTTGTAGGAGACCCATTGTATCTGTCAATTAAATATTGAAAGTAATTATTATCATCTCCATAAGATACCCAGTCCTTATTCTTAACTTCTTTTATTTTAGGACTTGTATAGGTACTTAAATTAACTATTCTTAAATCATTCATAGTATTATATAATCGTTATCGTGCGAACCTGACGTGTCATCAAAGTCATATTGACCTTCGTTAATATCATAATAGTCGTTATTGTCTTGATTAATTGTCTGGTCTGTACAAAATATTTTGTCTTTATAAACTATATCGCTTCCTGACAATAAAGTCATTATATAATTTCTCCCCTCTTTTAATACAGGGTCAAATGTAACTGATACAGTTCTATAATTATCGCTTGTACTTGCTGAAACACTACCGTTAAACACTTCATCGTTTGCAGCTTCATCGTGTACTTTTAAAGTATAAGAAGAAGCAAATGTTCTTGGAATTACGCTAATGTTTTGAGCTGAAGCACTTGTCGTTAATATCTTCATATTTATATATCGAAATAATAACGCTATTTTGTATCATAAACAAAAAAAAAGAGGTCATATAGACCCCTTTTCTTACATTTAAAACTTTCTACTAATTGTTATTAGGAGTTGTAGGTGTAATTTGAGTTGCACTTGCGTTTCCTGTCACGTCAGTTGAATCCGCACAGAAAGCAGGAGCAGAAATCTCTTGCGCTGTTAGCGTAATTGAGAAGGATGACGCATCCGCCATACTTGCCCCAGTACTGAAAGTTCCTCCCGTTACTTCGCATCCGTGTTCACGTCCTAATAAGAAGAAGTTTCCGTTATAATCTTCAACTACTACTTGAGGTCTACCTAAAGCAATAATCTTAAGTTCTTCTTGTGTCGCACTATCAAGTAATTGTAGTGTTATATTTAAATTTGTTTCAAAGAAAGTCGTACCGTTTTCTCTTGAACTGTTTACTGTAGTTTCCATTGAAGAATTACCTTTTAAATCATATTGGTAAAAAACTGGTGTTCCTCCTATGTCTACTTTTTCAGCGTCAGTTGCATTATTAGTAATCGTCAGTCCATAGTCAGCAAAATATACTGTCTTTAAACCTCCTACTGAAGATTTACAAGGTATCGCCCTTCCTGTTGTTAATGTACAAGCCATATTTTATTCTTTTTTAAAAAAAAAGGTAGGTAGTCAAAACCCACCTACCCTTCTTTTAGTTATACTTAATTATTTATTATGCTAGAGTTAATAAAGATAGGTCTGAACCAATTCCGTATTGTACTCCTGCTGTGAATCTCATAATTACTCTTACGTTTTGAGACCCGTCTAAATCAGCCATATCTAATAACTTCACTTCGTTATGGTCAGAAAGCAACCCTGTCCCGAAATATAGGTTTGACTTCTGTCCCGCTACGATATGATTTGTAGGCATACCTGGTGCTAATACAACTTCAATACCGTCAAACGATAATGCGTTGCCTTGATTGTACCATAATCCACCTCTGTTATCAACACCCGCAGCACCAACACCATTAGCAGCATATCCGCCTAAATGTCTGATGTATGATTGCCAAGCGATAGTTGGAACATAGATTTTTAAATCTTCTTTTCCATAAACTGCTGAAGGTAATGAATCTACTACGTTTTCTAATAATGAAACGATGTTAGAGCTTGTAAATGCAGTTTGAGCATCGTTAGCTGCATCATTTACGTCTCCGTCTGCTGCCATTAATACTGTGAATCCGTCAAATTCTCCTGCGTTACCATTTACACCTGCCCAAATGTTTTGCTCATTCTTTTCCGCTACTAAACCTGCAACGTGTCCGATTAAGAAATCAGAGAATTTAGGTGGCAAGTTTTGGTTAAGATATGAATACCCCATTTCGATTGCTTCCCAATCAGAAACGAAATCTTTTTTACAAAGCTCAAGGTTTACTTGAAATTCTTCTGGTTGTAAAATACGTTCACTCAAGGTCACTGACGCAGTGTCCGTAAAATCACAGGTTGCATCCTTAATTACATTACTGTCTGTTGCTACCTTTTTAATTACATCTTTAAATTTAACGTTAGGTTTAATTTCGATGTTTCCGTTGTCTAATGTAGGAGAACTTAAAAGGGCAGCACTTATATACTTCCCTGAAAATTCGCCTGCATAAGTACTTGTTATGCTTACTGTAGTCGCCATAATTATTTATTATTTATTTTAAAAGTTTGCTATTTTTTCTAATACTCTATCTCTTGTACTTAATCTTCTTTTTTGTGCGTACAAGTGATTTTCTTTTTTTACTTCTCCTTCTGGATTATGCTTAATAGGTTCAGCAGCAGGTTGTGATAATTCTTCTTTTACTGCTTCTTCTACTTTCTCTTGCTCCGATAACATAGTAGTCATTGCAAGTCCGATTTCTTCAGCTGTCTCTTGGTCTTTTAATTCAAGTTTAGCTTTTAAATCTTCAATGATAGCTTTTAGTTCAGATACTTCGTCTTTTGAAGCGTAAACTTCTTCTTTCATTTCTTCTTCTTCTGAAGTAGCTTCTTCTTCTTCTACTTCTTCAGATTCGATTTCTTTGATGTCAGAAATTAATCCTTCTTCAACGACAAGAATTTTCCCATCTTCTAATTGATATTCTCCATTAGGTACTGGTACTCTTTCATCTTCTGTAACTATAAAAACCTCATTGTCTTTTTCAAACGCTTCTGCTTCTA